TGCTGGTCGAGCATAACATGGTGGCACCGTATGACACAGCCAGTAGTTTGGAAACTATGCTGGTGCATGTTCGTACTACGTGGAGAACATGTACAACGAAGAAAACGAGTTGCATGAACTATTCGATAGCAAGCGTATTCGCGGAGAATGGTTCAAGCTGGATGAGGCAGACATCGCTGAGATTGGACGGCGCAGTGTTCTGATTGCCAATGGGACGTAAGAGCAAACTTACTGAAGACCAATGGTCGGAGATCGAACAGCGTCATCTGAAGGGCGAAGCTATGCGCGCTCTCGCCCGTGAGTTCAAAATTGACCCAGCCAGCATTAGCGCACGCATTTCCCAGCGGGTAAAACAGACGAAAACGCTTGCGAATCAATTGGCTACGGCTGAGCTTGCTGTCGAGCGTTTACCAATTTCCCAACGCATGGTTATTCGTACTGTCGCCGACGACCTGAAGGTAATAAATACCAACATGGCGGCGGCTGGTGCGCTGAGTTCTGGAACGTCTCGTATCTTGTCGCAGATCGCGAATGAACAAGCGTTGAAGATCGACATGGCTGAACCGTTCGGCGATATAGAGTTGCTGAAGGGAGTTACATTTGCACAAAAGGGTGCACTTGAAGCCGCTCAGCTTCCAGCGATGTTCATGACGGGTAAGGCTGATCCGCAGAAAGTGCTCGGCACGGGCGATGAAGACGAAGACACAGCAATGGGCGGCCTCCATCTGATCCGCGCCCGGAAGGCCGCGCGTGAAAAAGGTACTGCGTGACGCCTGGCTAAAGCAGCTAGAGGATTGGCAGCGCGATCCGGTCTGGTATGCGCACGATAGGCTAGGTCTCTCGCTCACCAGTCAGCAGCGGCAACTGGTCGAAGCGATTGCCCCCAGCGGCGCCAAGGTAAGCGCGAGGGCAGGGCACGGTGTAGGTAAGTCGGCTGCTGTATCGGCCGTGATATGGTGGTTCCTGGACTGCTTCGAGTACCCGAAGATACCATGCACTGCGCCCAGCGCCAGCCAACTGCGCGACGTGCTGTGGAGCGAACTAGCCAAGACGTTGCGCCGGTCGGATGAATTCAGCCGCGGCCTGGGCCTGCACCCTGATATGTACTTGGGCGCCGCATTCGAGATCACGCAGGATCGCATAGCGCACAGGCAGGCTGGAACGGAATGGTTCGCGGCGGCCAGGACGGCGCGCAAGGAAAACCCCGATGCGCTGCAAGGCTTACACGCATCGAACATTCGCATCAGTGAGGACGGCAGCGCCGTAGAGCAAGCGGACGAAGGCGGCAACATTCTCTTCGTGGTCGAAGAGGCATCAGGGGTAGACGACAAGATTTTTGAGGTGGCCGAGGGCGCGCTGTCGAGTCACGGCGCCCGGCTGCTGATGGTCGGCAACCCGACACGCAACACCGGATATTTCGCTGACTCGCACAAGAAGAGCAAGCGTGAATACACAGCGCTGCATTTCTCCTGCGCTGACTCGCCCCTAGTTGATCCTGGCTACCGAGAGGGACTGATACGCAAGTTCGGCGAAGGCTCGAATGTGGTTCGGGTGCGGGCTGATGGGGAGTTTCCGAAGCAAGACGATGACACGATCATCGCTGTGGACGATGCCGAGGCGCTGGTAACGCGCGAGATACCGGCCAGTCGCCACGGTGATCGACGCCTGGGCGTGGACGTGGCGCGCTACGGCGACGACCGCACGACATTCGTGCTGCGCCATGGCAATGTCATTGAGCATGTGAAGATCAAGGCCAAGCAGGATACGATGGCGACAGCCAACGAAGCCAAGCGCTTGCGCATCGAGTGGCGGGCTGATGCGATCTATGTGGATGAGATCGGCGTAGGCGCTGGCGTAGTTGATCGACTCAAGGAGCTTCGCGAGCCAGTGATAGCAGTCAACGTGGCCGAACGCTCGCCGGACAAGGACGAAGATAAGGTCACGCAGACGAAGTACCGTGATGGTCAAGCCGTGCCGCGTGAGGCCAAGCCGGCAAAGCTGCGCGACTGGCTATGGTTTGAGATGCGTCGCTGGTATTCAGAGGATTGCCCCGTGATCGTGCAGCGCGACGAGCTGGCCGACGACTTGGCCGGCGAAGTATCGAGCGTGCGCTACAAGTACAACCACGACGGTGAGCTGGTGGCCGAGTCGAAGGACGACATGCGCAAGCGCGGGCTGCGATCGCCGGACATTGCCGAGGGGCTGCTTATGACGTTCAGTCTGGCGCGGAATGTGATGGACAAGTGGGCGCGGCTGGCTAAATGACACAGCAAAAGCTGGCTTGTCCGTATTGCGGTGAGAGTTACTGGCCTCGCGGCGCATGGCAACACGACAAATGCAAGATGGTGGTTAAACAAGCCGTGGTGGTTAAACACGCTGCTGATGTGGTGGTTAAACAATCCCGCATGGCTGACCGACATAAGCAGACACCAGAACGTGCCGAATACATGCGCAATTACATGCGCGATAGAATGAGGCGCATTCGATTACATCGGGAAATGCCATGATCAACCTTGATGACTTTCTGCCAGCGAGCGATAAGTTCCAATACCGCATTGGAACGCCAGATGTGCAAGTGTTGTCTGGTCATGAGATCAGAAAACAACTTCGCCTGAAGCCATTGGAAGATGGCTACATTGATCCGTAACCACATGTCCAAGAAGCACAGCGTCAAGTCAGCGGTGGATGCTGCCCGCCGGCAAGAGCGCGCCCATACGCGGGATAGTGAGTTCCGGGACTCGTTCCAAAATTTCCAGGCCAAGCTGGGGTTGGGCACCGACAATCTAATGTCGGGCAGCACGTATGGGTTCAACCCCATCAGCCGCATTCGCACGCTGTTGGAATGGATTTACCGTGGCAACTGGATTGGCGGCGTGGCTGTCAACGTCATTGCCGACGACATGACGCGCGGTGGCATCGAGCTGAAAGGCCAGCTTCATCCCGGCGACACGGAGACCTTGGACGAGGCAGCCGTCGAGCTGGGCATCTGGCCCAAGCTGAACAACACGATCAAATGGTCGCGGCTCTATGGCGGCTGCCTCGCTGTGCTGCTGATTGATGGGCAAGACCCTCGCACGCCCTTGCGCGAGGAATCGATCGGTCCAGGCCAGTTCAAAGGCTTGCTTGTGCTCGATCGCTGGATGGTTACGCCTAGCCTGCAAGACCTTGTTACAGAGTACGGCCCAAGCATGGGCTTGCCACGGTACTACACAGTGACGGCAGATGCGCCAGCACTTCCGCGCATGACGATCCACCATAGCCGGTGCATCCGCCTTGAAGGGCTTGAGCTGCCGTACTGGCAGAAGCTAACGGAAAACCTATGGGGCTTGAGCGTGTTGGAACCGCTCTATGATCGCATGGTGGCATTCGACTCGGCATCGACCGGCGCCGCGCAGCTTGTGTACAAGTCCTACCTGCGCACGCTCAAGGTTCAAGGGTTGACCGATATCATTGCAAGCGGCGGCCCGCAGTTGGATGGCATTGCGAAGTACGTCAGCCAGATCACCCGCTACCAGGGGATCGAAGGCATGACGATGATCGATGGTAATGACGAGCTTGAGATTCAGGGGCACACGGCATTCAGCGGACTGTCAGATGCGTTGCTGCAATTCGGACAGCAGATATCCGGCGCGCTGCAGGTGCCTTTGGTGCGGTTGTTCGGCCAATCGCCGGCCGGACTGAACAGCTCGGGCGATTCTGACCTGCGCACGTACTACGATGGTATCAAGCAACGCCAAGAGCAGTCGTTGCGGGTTGGAATCACGAAGGTATATCGCATCCTCGCGCGCTCACTCAAGATCGAGCTGCCGGACGGCTTCCGACTGGAATTCCGCCCGCTGTGGCAACTGTCGGAGACCGAGAAGGCGGACATTGGCGCGAAGACTACGGATGCCATCGTCAAGGCATTTGAGGCAGGCTTGATCAGCGCACGTACGGCGCTGGAAGAACTGCGCGCGGCAAGCCACATCTGCGGCATCTACAGCACGATCACGGATGAGGATATCGAGGCGGCCAGCGAAGAGCTTCTTCCTGCGATACCGGAAGGCGAAACGGTCAAGGAGCAGGGTGACATTGAGTTGCCTGAAACATTGGTGCAGCCTGGAGGCGCAGAATGATTGAAAATTGCTTGCTTATCGCGCTGGCATGCGTTGGAATTCTGTTAGTCGTAATTGGATTTGGCTTGATGATCTATGCTGCATGCGCCTATTTCTGCTTTGAAAAACGCATTCGAGAGGCACGCAACGAATCGCGCAATGGATGGCAAGATCGTGGTAGCGATATTTGACGGCAAGAACGCCCAGCGCCGGCGCAATCTCAAAGCCGAAGCGCGCGCAGCCAAGAAAAGCCCATTCCTTGGCGTGCGTCGGGCTGACCAGCAATACGGTGTTGCCCTGCGCAAGATCGCGCGCGCCGTTGGTGATATCGTCACCGGCCACGCGCCAAACGGCATCGTGACCGACCCTAGCGTGATAAGCGGCGCGCTGGACCAGTACGCCGAGCTGCTGCGCCCGTGGGCCAAGGCAGTGTCATGGCGCATGCTGACCGATGTTGCTAAGCGCGACGAACACGCCTGGAAAGAGCATGGCCTGGAGATGGGCCGCGCGCTGCACAAGGAAATCCAGGGAGCCGAGATCGGTGACACGATGCGCAAGTTGCTGGATGAGCAGGTAGACCTTATCACCAGCATTCCGCGCGATGCGGGTAAGCGGGTACACAAGATCGCCACCGAGGCGCGCGTGAACAGTTCGCGGGCCGATGAACTTGCGAAAGAGATCATGCGCACGTCGGAAGTTACGGCATCACGGGCGACGCTGATAGCGCGCACCGAGACTGCCCGTGTGTCGGCAACACTGAACCGCGCGCGGGCTGAATCGGTAGGTGCAACGCATTATGTGTGGATGACTGCGAACGATGCCAGCGTGCGCCACGATCACCGTGTGCTAGCGGGCAAGGTGTTCCGTTATGACGATCCGCCGATCTCTGACCAAGCGCAGGGGATTCGCGCGGGACCAGGCGAAATATTCAACTGTAGATGCTACGGAGTTGCGGTGATATAAATCCGCCGTGCAGCACGTAGCCATCCATTACCAAGCCCAGCCATCGCGCTGGGCTTTTGCATTCCCAACGTAGCCCACATAGGAGCACCACAAATGAAGTCGATTCGAACTTTGCTGGCACTGGCGTTGACCGCGCTTGTCAGCGTGGCAGCAATGGGCGACATCGCCTATCCGACCACGAACCCGACGTATCTGCCGAATGGGATTTTACCACCGCAATCGCTGACTGCTGCTGGCACCGTCACGGCGACGCTTAACGGTATTGACACGGTATATGTGCGCGTCGCCGGCACTGGCGCGACCATTGTTGCGAACATGCAAATTGCGACCGAGCGTGGCAGCAGCGCGACCTATACGGCTATATCGTGCGTGTCCGTGCCTGGTGGCCCAGTCTCAACGATTAGCGCCAACGGCCTGTATCGGTGCGCGGTAGCTGGCGCAGGTAGCCTGCAATTCAATCTGTCGTCGCTGGCTTCTGGTACGGTCACGGTAGATATGTCCGGCGCCGTCGGCGATCGTGACGTGACGACGCAGCCGATTCGTCGGACAACGTATATGGCGACTGTCAAGGCTCTAGCGCCAGCGGCATCCGCTACGGACTTCTTCACGCTGACCGGCTCTGCGACAACAACCGTGCGCGTGCTAAGCGCGTCGTGCGATGGAGTATCTACCGCTGCTGCCACGGCCAACGTGGTTGCTTTGCTGCGCTCGACGGCGAACGCCACAGGCACGCACTCGGCGCCAACGGCTGTACCTCTGGATAGCAATAACGCTGCGGCGACTGCAACGGTGCTGGCTTATACCGCCAACCCAGGCACCCTCGGCACGCTGATTGGCAACATCGATACAAAGTCGTTGACCACTAACACTGCCGCATCGTCCGCTTTCCTGAGCCAGCCGACGATCTTCGACTTTAACGCAGGCGATGAGCAGCAAGTCGTACTCCGCGGGGCAACGCAAGTGTTCGCGCTCAATGGGGCAGCTGCTTCGTTCACCAGCGGCGCTGCGTTGAACTGCACTGTTAAGTGGACGGAAGAATAAGCATGAAGCGCATTCTCACCGCCGCGCTTGCGCTGTTGTGTGTGCTGGGACAGGCCGCTGGGCCTGTTCCGCCATACCCTAACCGCGTCTATCAGACGTTCGTTCCGACCGGCAACAGCACGTTGACGGCCACTACTTCCAGCAGCAATGCTGCGCTGCCATCGCTTGGGCCAGTAGCGCTCCTGTGCAACACCAGTACGAGCTATACGGCATATGTGGCATTCGGCATCGATAACACTATCGTTGCGACCACGGCCGCATCTTTCGCGCTCCTGCCAAACATGTGCGCAACCCTTGATGCAACTGGCTACAGCTATATCGCTGGGATCACTGCCAGCAATAGCGCCGCAGTCAGCATAGCTATTGGTAGTGGTTCGCCATCTATTGCCATGCTAGGTGGTGGCTCTGGCGGCGGCGTATCCGATGTGATCGCTGGTACAGGCCTATCGGGTGGCGGTAGTAGCAGCACGGTAACGGTGTCGCTCGCTACGCCCGTGACCGCTGCGCATGGCGGCACTGGCAGTACGTCTGTGCCTGCCGCCGGGACTGTGGCAGTCGGCAATGCTGGCGGCACTGCTTACGCGCCTGTAGCGGTCAGCGGCGATTGCACGCTGACCAGTGCGGGAGCGATTACTTGCCTGGAAACCAACGGAAGCCCGTTTACTGATCTAGCGACAGGCTATTCGACCAGCCATCAGATCACCTCCACAGCCACGACCGGCACAGCCCCATTCGTCATCGCAAGCACGACGCAGGTGGCAAACCTCAATGCGGCTACTGCTGGATCGGCGACGGCGGCCACCAACATTGCTGGTGGTGCGGCGAGCGACATCCCGTATCAAACTGGCAGCGCGACCACATCATTTGTGACGCCCGTGAACGGTGCGGTACTCAATACCAGCTCAAGCGGCGTACCGTCTGAGACAGCTACGCCTACGCTGGGTGTGAACGGCACGACTACCGGTCAACTCAAGCTTGCGACCAGCACCGGCTCTGGTGCATCGACCACTATTACGCCGTCTGCAATAACATCTGCGGCCACAATTACTCTCCCAGCCACAACAGATATGGTCGTCGGGCGCGCGACTAC